GGTCTCATATGTAAGCTTACCCATTTAAACCCAGTACCAATAACTATATTTTCATAAATTTGTTCTAATTCAGAATAATCACCGGTTCCATCATCGAGACCACCTGTTAGGAGTGTGGAGAAAGCAGATACAATACCAGTACCGTCACCACCAAACTGTACTTGTACAATTCTTTTGGCTTCTGCATCGGCATTAATAGCGTCAGCAATTTCCTGAGAAGTAGCTGTACCACCATTATTATTAACTGTTATGGTGTAATCTGTTTGCCCTGGTATGATTTGAGTTGAGCTTGATGCATAGTTTTTTACAACAGATACTGTTAGACCAGCACCAGCTTGAACAGCAACTTCAATTTCATTACCTAAGACACCTAATAGCATAGACTTATAAGTAAGCTCACTAGTACCAGCACCTTCAATATGCGAAGCTCTTGTTCCGGCAAGTCCTTTCTTAGCTCTTCTTCCATCAACAAATAACTTAGTAGAAGCTTCTAAGAATAGTGCAGGAGTTTCCCATGTAGTATCAAGTCCATTTCCAATTCCAAGATCGTTATTCTCACTGGGAGTATCTATACCGTCAATTCTTTCTTGGTTTCTTTTAATAGCATCAGAATATGTGATAGTTTTATTGAGAAGGAATGGATTTGTAAATAAAGAAGTGTCATATACTCCAGCTACTGTAATTGTAGCTTTATTGTTCGTGGCATCAGCGTTATTATCTATTGATATTGTAGTTACATTAGATTGAATAATACCTTCATCGGCTAAAATATCAGCCTCATCTCCAGCTTTCCATAAAGATGCATCATCAATATCAAATTTGGTTTGGCCAACTAATGGGGAGTTTAATTCTTGAGCTTCAATAGCTTGAGCAAGATAGAACGTTATTGGTCCTCTAAGGTTTCTACGATATAATCTATCTACGGCTTCGTGGCCATCATCAATCTGTTGTACTCTAATCTTAGCAATGACAGTGGCAGCAGTAGTATCTACTACAGTATCTAAAACTAGGAACTTTGAACCATCGTTAACAGCTAAAACCTTAACATTATCATGAAGTATGTTGATAATATTTCCAGCAGCATCTACATCAATAATATCAACAAAATCGTCAATTTCAAAATATCCAGTAAAATCGACATCTTGTTTATCATCGTTCTTTGGATTGAGCACTGTAACCCTTGGCTCAAAATGCGTTCTTTTTAAATTAGTCTGTCCCATTACTCTCTCCTTTATTAAGCTACATCTTGTAGATAATTAATTGTTAAACTTTCGCCTTGTAGTGGTGGGCCATTGAGCTTCCACCTATCTTGTGGGTTTATTATTATCGTAAACCCTGTATTAGTAGCATTTGCTACGAATTGATCTTCATCTAAGTGTAAGTGACTTAAATAGATCTCTAAAGTACCCTCTACAAATTTAGCATCAGCTGGCAATGTAAAGATTAGATTATTGTTGTTCTTATTGCCTTCCGGTACAATTCCAATTTTTGTATTAGTCGCATGGTCTGTATGGTAATGACTTATATAGATATTAGCTATTTGTGACGCATCACAGTCAACACCGGTATCTTCCATGTTGTCTAAATTAAACATAGTTCCACCAGTAGGTCCTTTCCTACTAATAGAATTATCCTCATGAACAACCCAAAGTCTAGCATCTAAAGTTCTTGCGGTAGAATCGTTAGTTACATTCTCATAAGTCAGAATCTTATTTCCGTTTATATCTCTTATTCTAAATAGTTCTTTATTGTTGGGCCCACCAAATATTCTAAAATAGCCATCTATCTTAAAGAAACTAGGTAGCTCAATACTTGTGAATGTTATGGAATTGTCAGAGTCGGATATTACCACATCTGTGGTGATAAAATTTTTTTTATCATTTATTCCTGCTAGCTTTTTAGTTCTCGCTCCGAATATTACATCGAAAACTAAAAGCTTTCTCATAAAGCTTCTCAAAAATTCCATATTCTCTCACCACAAGGGTATACCCATAAAGGGTCTTGGCATAACGCCTATTATAATGTCTTATAAAAATATCTTTCTCGATTAGACCATTTTCTTTTGGTATAATCTTTAGTGCTGTCATGTTTAAAGGTTACTGTTAAATCAGTTTTACTGATTGAAACACCTAGATCTTGATTTATGATCTTTTCACCATGGCCAACTATAATCTCATTGCTGCTAATTTTCTTGTAAATAGTACCTATTAGTTCTTGAGTACCTGTTTTGAGATTTACAGAGTCGTCTATATTTGACTCATTAAAATCACCAGTATTTAGTATTATTTTAGTTTGTGTATCGTTTATTGGTATTAAATCTATATTGTCTGAATCGACTGTAGATTTGTTTGTAGCTATTAATATTCTTTCTAAGTTACCTACGCAGTCATATTCGCATTTTTGAATGTAGTGTCTACTAACATGATCAGATATTCCAATCTTAGACTCTCCCATATACTCTACTAACTGCAGACAATTATAAGCAAACTTAGATATAACGTAATATTCACCTACAGCAGAACCTTCTACTACTTGCTTCTGGCCTTTATGTACTGTGTCGGTCATTATCTACCCTTCCCAATAACCATAACAACTGGGCCTAAATGTAACCCAATATCTTTATCGCTGTGAATATAATCCCTAAACTTATAGAGATAACTGTTGCTACTTTTATATATTTTTTATATAAGTACTTACTAACCTCTAAAGGTTTTTCTAAAGTACTTAATCTTCCTTGATTTAGTTTAATAGTTTCTCTATTCTGAACAACACCTTCAATGTGTTTGCTCAGATCTTCCTCAATACGTTCCGTCCTAGAATCTGTCTTAATTTGCCACTTCATTGTTTCTTCTCTATGAGAAGCTGAGAGTTTCGCATGTTCCCTCTGCTCTTCCCTCATATCTTTCATAACTTGTAGCATTACATCACCATTATCACTCATCACTCATCACTAGGTAATAGTGCAGAAGCTGTTCCTTCTTCTGTTTGAGTACCAGATTCATCTGATAAATGAGTTCCAATATAAGAAATTTGAATCTTAGAAGTACTCTTCGATTGAACTCCATCACTGTAACTTACAGGTATGCAATTTACAACTTGCATTATAGGTAGGTCAGTGAGGTTTTGCCTATCGGATATATGTATAGTGATAGATTTTAAACCTAAAAGCTCTTGCAACGTAGGCATCGCTGGAAGCAAATGAGCCCCCTGACCTATGATTCTAAATCCTGAACAGTTTACTGTAACTGCCTCATATGATGTTTGAACAATCTCTGCAGCGTTATATTTACCCAATATATGGATTGGCTCTGAACCTATATTAACACTGTAAGAACAACTGTCAAACAATCCAACTAATTCGTTATTTACATATACTTTCGCTCTCGCTCCAGTAAATACACTTGCTTTTGCCATTTTTATCTCCTTAAATTACTTTACTTAATTATTTAAATTTATGCAGCACCTTGTATTTGACTTATCTCTATACTGATAGGAATGAAGTAAATAGCTGTTGCTAATTTTATCTCAACACTTACTTCCATTACTGGGCCGTTAATGCTTACTTTGGCATTTTTGAATCCTGCTGGAGCATCACTAGAAGCTGCTATTAATTTTTGGTTTTTATAAACTTCCATTTTTGCTGATAAGAATGCTAAACCTGCTGTAGCATCTACGTCAGCCAGTGATTGACCAACAAACGCTACTTGAAAGCTTTCCGCTAAATCAAGAGAAACTAAATCCGCAGCATACATTGCTTGAATTGAGTTATATACAAAGTTAGTATCAACACCGTAAGTAGTTTGATCAGAAACCCATTTACTTCCAACTACAGCTTTCTCCAAGAAAAGAATACCTGCATCTAAAGCAGCTTCAATATCTCCAGGAGATCCTGAGTCAAACCCTTCAGGGTCTTCAAAGCTAATTACATTTGCAAATCTATTAACGATTGCTTTATAGAAACCAGCGGCTTGCATACCAGCTGCAATACATGCAGTATGCCATGGTTGATGATTAACAACATCACCAGTAGATCCAACTTGACTAGTTTTTTGTATTGATAGAGAAACTCTAGCATTAGCTAAAGATCCAGCTGCAACCTTACTGTCTAGGAAATTCCCCCAGAAGCTTAGGAATCCAGTTCTATGTTTCTTAATTTTTGCTGTAGACATTTTCAAGATATGGTTTTTAGTTGCGGCATTTACAGCTGCAATTGTATAAGTAGATCCACTGTCAGTTAATCCCTCACCAATATCTTCGATTGCATCTCTAGAAAATAAGGGAACAACAAAGTTTACGTTAATTGTTTCTAAAAGATCTATTGCACCGATAGTATCTGCTCCAGAAGTTGAGCCTTTAACTCCACCTTCTAAAAATTCAATAGATACCATTTCATTTGGTAGGCCTTGATCTGCTGTTGCAGAAAAATCAAATACAGCACTTTCAGTTATTTTACTTTCAAAGTTAGCTATAGACCTCTTAATTCTACCAGCTGCAACTTCAGCTGCTGTTGAACAGATTCCGATTGCAACAACTTTATCTAAATAAGAAGTAGCTTTTTGATTTGAACTTGATAGAGACTCAGCAGTGTAACCTGACTTAGAATTAATAAAAGAAGCTAAGTCTTTTATTGTAGTGAATTCACTAATATCTATAGCTAAATCAGCACCAATTCCACCAGAAACGGTAGTTGTAAGGTCATCTCCAGCTATTGATAGTGTAGCACTTCCACCTTCATAACCAACAATCATTGAAACTTCAGCTTCAACTAATAATTGCTCATTAACTCCAGTATCTTGTCTATTAATATCTATTTGAACTTCAGGCTCACTAGATGAGACTACCAAACCAGATACGAAACCAATAGCGGCTAAATCACCAACTGAAGAATCGATAAGCTCAAAAGACTTTCCGTAACCTAAACTGTTAGCAACATTAACTCCAACAGCTTTACTTTTTATTTCTAATTGACTAGTTCCAGAAACTATACATTCCATAGTGATAGGAAGTAATGCTGAAATTTCAGCGGCTAGTTCTGCAACAGTATCATGAGCTGATTCACCAACTGAAAGAGTAATTACACTTTCAATCGAACCGTTTTCTCTTATTGTAAATGATAGACCGTCCATTATAGATCCGTCTCCGTCATCACCTTGAACTGTAGCTATGATGGCCCAAGCGTTAGCTAAGTCACCATTGATAGCGTCGATAACATCTCCACCGTTTGCATCTGTAATTAAGATAACTCCTGTACCTGTAGCTGGAGCACTAAAATCAACTAAAGCACCTAAGACAGCTGCAACAGCGTCTCCGACAGCAGCGGCACTTGCAGCAGCTGAAATATCAACTGCAACTAAAGTTCTACCACCAGAAGCTGGAATTGTAGAGTTTGTCCCTACAGTATCCATGTAAACTCTATATTGAGTACCACCTTGAGCATCAATATCGAAATATTGGCCATCAGTAGTATTCAATACCGTGTCAGCAGTAACTTGAGTTACTTGTTGAACGGTAGCAAAAGTTATAGCATCACCGATTTTTGAAGGTGCTAATTCTGATACAGATTCAGTAATTTGATAAGAATATTTATTACCATCTACTCCATAATTCTTATCAGAGAAAACTCCGTATGAATTAGCGATAGTAGAGGAAGCTTTTATACCTGCATTTGTCTTTGCAATGTAAACTCTATTTGCAGAACCAGTGATGTTGGCATC